AGGCAGAAGCCAAGGCAGAGCGCGATGCTAAGAAAGCAGAAAAGATTGCAAAGCGACCAACCGCAGACGGATCAGAACTAATCGTTTCAGAACTCTGGGCAATCCGTCAGAGCAAGGAACTAAAGACAGAACGCGCCGCAGAACTTTGGTTCGCAGAAGCAGGCGAGAAGTTAGCCAAGGATTCATACAAGAACGAATGGGGAACAGAGGGTTGCGCAAAGATTCGTAACGAAATGGAAAGAGTAGCAATCGCACTTTCCGAAAAGCGTCACTTGTCAGTAGGAACAATCCTTGCAGAACTAGAAAAAAAGGTTCAGAAAAGAATCAAGAACAATACATACTAGAGAGAGAAAAGACAGCCCCCGATTTATCGGGGGTTTTCTTTTTGTCTGTCATAGAATAGGTAAAGACTCAGGGAGCAAAATGGCAATCACAAATGGCTATGCAACATTGGCACAAGTAAAATCTGCGATGCGGATAACGGACAATCTCGATGATACTTTAATCGAGATGGCGGTTGAATCTGCCTCACGCGCAATCGATGGATTCGCAATGCGTTCTTTCTACTCATCTGGAACTGCCACGCGTTACTACGCGGCAGAGGATTCTTATGTTGTTCAGATCGATGATATTGCGGGAACTGCAATCACATTACAAACTTCATCTGCTGCTGACGGCGTATTCGATACAACTTTCAAAGTTACCGATTACCAACTAGAACCAAGCAACGGATACACAGATGGTCTTTCTGTTCCTTACACAAGGATTCGCGCCGTTGAGGATTATCTTTTCCCAGTTGCAGGCGGGCAGAACTTAATAAAGTTAACTGCTGTCTTTGGATGGCCTGCTGTCCCGATCGCAATCACGCAGGCTTGTGTAATTCAATCCTCACGTTTGTTTAAGCGTTTAGATTCACCACTTGGCGTTGCAGGCTTTGGCGATATGGGCGCGGTACGCGTTAGCCGTTACCTTGACCCTGATGTTGAGCAATTGATTGCGCCGTATCGATCAACTAGAAACTTTGCATAATGGCATCAGTAGCAGAACTAAGAACGGGACTGGCAACAAACCTTTCAACGATTACGGGACTAAGAACTGCGGCGAAAGTTCCTGACGATCCTAAGCCACCAGTTGCAATTGTTTTACCGCAATCTGTAACTTATGATGAGGCCTTTCACGGTGGTATGACAACATATAGTTTTTCTGTTCTGTTATTAGTTAGCAGAGTTTCAGAAAGAACGGGACAAGATAGCCTCGATTCGTGGGTTTCATCTACGGGATCGAACTCAATCAAACGTGCCATAGAATCAGATAAGACACTTGGCGGCAAAGCATATGACGTTAGAGTGTCAGAAGTTCGCAATTATGGTGAAGTGTCCGCTGGTGATGTAAACTATTTCTCAGCAGAGTTCATCATACTTTGTTACTCAGACTAGGAGCAATAAGCAATGCCAAAATTCGCAGCAACGGATTACAAAGTAACCGTGAATGGTACCAACTTTTCCACAAACTTAAATAGTGTTGAACTAGCACTAGAATCCGATGATTTGGAAACAACCGCATTTGGTGGAACTTTCCGCGAACGTATCGGTGGATTGAAAACAGGTTCAGTAACACTTCAATTTATGCAAGACTTCGGAGCAGCATCAGTAGATGCAACTCTGTTCCCATTGTTCAATACCGTAGCAACCGTTGTTATCGTTCCAACTTCCGCAACCGTATCTGCAACAAATCCGTCATACACCGCAGCCTGCTTGGTTAATTCATATTCACCACACGCATCATCTGTTGGCGACATTGCAACATTCAGCGTGACGTGGCCTACATCTGGCACAGTTACTAGAGCAACTGCCTAATGAAGATCAACCTGCGCGTTACTTTTAATGACAAGACTGTCGAGGATGTAAGCGCAACTGCGCGTGACCTTGTTGCATTCGAGGACAAGTTTACAAAATCGGTTGCATCTTTAGAAACAGATTTTAGAATCACAGACTTGTTATGGCTTGCTTGGCATTGGCTAGAACGTCAAGGCAAAACAAAAAAGACATTTGAAGAATGGTGTGATGAAGTAGATACTATTGAGGCGAGTGACCAAGACCCAAAATAGTTGGGTTGGGTGACTCATCTCAACATTGGTATCTGGCTTACCTTGCGTGTGAAACTGGTATTGCTCCATCAGTTTTAATGCAAGAATCTGAACGTATGTTATTTACAATGAGTATGTACCTGCGATGGCGAAATAGTCAGGGGTCATAATGCTAGGCGTTAGAGTCACGGGGATAGCCGAAGTTGTCGTTACCTTGAACGGCATTGACAAAGAAATCGTTAAGGCTGCGCGCAAGGATTTGAAAACTGCGCTTGATCCCGTAGTTCGTAAAGTTAGATCAAACATCCCGCGTGAAGCACCTCTAAGTGGAATGAACCATATGGGTCGTACTGGATGGAAAGCATCTGGCGTAAAGGTTAATGTCAGAGTCAACTTTTCTAAAAAGGCACAGCGCAGGGGATCGCAATTAGTTTCTATTGTTGCGGGCAGTAAAGGCCTTGGCGGTGCAGCATTTGAGATCGCAGATATGGCTGGCAGGAAATCTGGCGGGTCAACACGATCAGGTAGAAAAATGATTAGTGAACTTAACAATACATACAGTCGTGCCTCCAGGTTTGTTTATCCCGCTGCTGAGGCCGCAATGCCTTATGTTGAGAATCAACTGCGCGATACAATTAGAAAACTGTCAAAAGAATACAATCGCAAACTTAAAAGGTAGGTAAAAAAATGGCTGTAATTTTTCCTATTCTTTCAACCTTTGATCCCCGTGGAGTTAACTCTGCGCAGAAAGCATTTAAGGGATTAGGTGGCGTTAGTAAAACCGCAACTGTTGCTTTCGCTGCTCTAGGCGCGGCAACTCTTAAATTCGGAACTGATGCGGTTAGGGCTGCGACCGCGGATCAGGCAGCACAATTAAAACTTGCTAAGACTTTACAAAACGTCACTCAGGCTACGGCTGCTCAGACCGCTGCTGTCGAGAAATTTATTACAACTCAACAATTTGCAACGGGTGTTTCAGATACACAATTGCGACCAGCATTAGAAACTTTAGTTCGTGCAACAGGTGACGTAACTAAGGCTCAAGGATTATTAAAACTTGGTCTTGATGTTTCCGCTGGCTCAGGGCGCGATCTTGAAAGTATTTCCCTAGCGTTAGCAAAAGCACAGGGCGGGCAGTTTACGGCGTTACAGCGTTTAGGCGTTATCATTCCTGAAAACATTAAAAAATCAAAAGACTTTGCAAAGGTTCAAGAATACTTGAACACTTTGTTTGGCGGTCAGGCTGCCGTTGCTGCGGATACATTCGAGGGTAAGTTACGAATCTTGCGTGAGCGTTTAGGGGAAGCACAAGAAACTATTGGCGCGAAACTTATTCCTGTTCTTACAAATCTTGTTGATGCTTTTCTAAACAATGTAATGCCTGCGATCGAACGCGTTGCCAATGGTGGACTTAGGGGACTTGAAACAGAAATCGCAAATACTATTTCTGGCCTAACTGGAATGGCTGCCGTAATTAAAAATGTTGTATTTGCATTAGTTGGTATAAAGATTGCTGCCATTGCTTTAGTTGTTGCCCCACCAATCATTGCCGCAATCACAACTTCATTAACTGCAATGCGGATCGCTGCTTTGTACGGCGCGGCAGGTTTCGGTGTTCTTGGTGTTGCTATTCGAGGAGCATTAGCAAGCACAGGTGTTGGCCTATTGGTTGTTGGTCTTGGTCTTGTTATCGGCAAGTTAATCGAGATGAAACTTGTAGCAGGTGAAACTGACAAGACTGTTCGCTTTATGGAATCGAATGGTGTTCAAGCCTTTAGAAATATGGGCAATGAGGCTTACATTGCAAACCAAAAAATTGCTGGCAACATTGTTACCCTTAACGCCGTTGCGCTTGCTGCAAGTCGCGCTGCTGATGAACAAGAGAACGCTGGAATCAAGCGTGTGAAACTTGGTCGTGTACCGCCAATTGCTGTTGCAGTTCCTGAAACCGATTTAACAGGTACGTCAGGAAAAATAGCCAAGGTTGCTGATGCCGTTAAGGGATTAAGCAATGCAGGAAAAGTTGCTCAGACTCAAATGGCAAAGTTGGGCGATGAACTAACGCGTAACAATGACATTCTTAATAAAGCAAAAGATGCTTACGCAAGTTTTAAGTCTGGCATCGTTAGCGTAATAACAGGCATCATAGATTTCGGTTCTGCTGCTACCGCCGAAACTGGAACATTCTTAGAGAACCTTGTTGCACAGGCTGCTAAGGCTGCTGACTTTGGTTCTAAGGTTAAACAACTTTTAGCAATGGGATTATCTGAAACTGCTATTGGACAAGTCTTAGCCGCAGGTGCGGATGCTGGAACTAAGATCGCTGACGAGATTATTGCTGGTGGCGCAACTGTTGTAGATCAAGTTAATACTCTAATCAGCGCGACTCAATCGGTTGCAGATGCAGTTGGTGAAGCAGGCGCAACGCAGTTCTATCAAGCGGGCATAACCGCAGGACAAGCAATGGTTGAGGGAGTTAAGGCTGCTATTGCCGCAGCAGGGTTCTCAATCAATGTAGATGGTGGCCTTGTTAATCAGGGAGCAATAAACCAAGTCAATGCCGCTATCGCTGCCGCTAAGGGTAAAAAGTCAAAAGGCAAAACAAAGATCACGGACAAAGAACGTAAGAACATTATGGACTTGGCCGCATCGCTTGGTGTCGAAGTTCCCGCATTTGCTAAGGGTGGAATTGTTACTGGACCAACGCTTGCTCTAATCGGCGAGGCTGGACCAGAAGCAGTCGTGCCACTTACAGGTCGCAACGGGGGAATGGGTACGACAATCAACTTAACGGTCAACGCAGGTATGGGCGCAGACGGCGCATCTATCGGTCGTGAGATTGTAGATATCATCAAGCGTTACGAACGTGTTAGTGGACCAGTCTTTGCGAGTGCATAGTGGCTGTTCCAACAACTAAAGTTTTTATTGGTTTCGATCTCGCCGCATCTGGTGGAAATCTTTTTACACTTAACGACACTACTAAAGGCAAACTCAATTCTACGTTCGTTCTTGGCGGTGACGTATTAACAGATGTGACTCAGTTCGTGCAATCGGTTTCTGTAAGTCGCGGCAAGTCGCGTGAACTAGATCGATACACCGCAGGCAACGCATCTGTGACTTTACATAATGACACGCGCATCTTTGATCCGTTTAACGCATCAAGCATTTACTATTCGCAGATTTTGCCACGCAAACCAATCGCTATCGAAACAAATGGTGATCGTGTATTTACAGGGTTCATCGATGATTGGGATTTGACCTACGACATTTCTGGAAAATCATTTGCAAGTGTTTCTGCTGTTGATGGTTTCCTACGTTTATCTGCCGCCGAACTAGATTCATTCACAGCAACAAGTCAGTTAAGTTCCGACCGCGTAACAGCGATCCTTAACAGACCAGAAGTTGCTTGGCCGATAGCAAACAGAAACATTCAAACTGGATTAACAACTTTGCAGGCAGACGTAGTTCCAGAGAACGCCAACGTGTTGCAGTATTTACAACTTGTTGAAACTACTGAGAACGGCAGATTGTTTATTGATCGATCTGGCGCAGTTACATTTAAGAACCGTTTAACAATTCCACCGCTAACAACAACTGTTACTTTCGCAGATGATGCAACTGCTAATGCAATCGGATACTCAAACATTGGCGTTGTCTACGGTTCGGAAAATCTTTATAACCGCGTAACGATTACACGGGCAGGTGGAACGCCGCAGGTTGCCGACTCATTAGCATCACAGAACCTTTATGGGGTTTCCGCGTATTCCATTGACGGGGTACTACTAACTACCGACACGGAAGCATTAGCACTTGCCGAATACCTAGTTGGTTTGTATGACGAACCAGAATTGCGTATCAACTCAATTACCGTAAACCTGCACGATAAGACACCAGCGCAGGTTGATAACCTGTTGAACATCGAGATCGTAGATGTTGTGAACGTAATCTTTACGCCGAACAAAATCGGAACGCCGATCAATCAGTATGCGATCGTTACAGGAATCAAGAACAACATCGGGATAGATCGCCACGAACTGACCTTTGATCTAGGTTCTGTATCTGCGTTCCCATTGATTCTTGATAATCCGATCTATGGCAGACTAGGTGGAGCGTTGCCTGTGTACGATTCAGCAACTACCGCTTACGATGCAGCACTGATAAACTACGATGGGTCAGAGCAATTTGGCTACGTTCTTGCATACTAAGGATTCTTGATGGCAACAAACTTTCCAACTAGCGTTGATGTATTAACCAACCCTGTTTCTAATGATTCGCTAAATAGCCCTAGTCATTCAGCACAACACGCAAACGCTAATGATGCTATTGAAGCCATTGAAGATTACTTGCTTAACGGTGGTCAAGGATTAACATTTGTAAATTCTCTTACGTGGGCAAGTGGTACAACTAGCGCAAGTATTGACAATGTATTCAGCAGTAAATTTAATCACTATCGTTTGATTCTTAATAATCAAGGTGGCGGAACTGCTGACAGTTCATTTTTTAGAATTAACTTCAGAGCATCAGGTAGTGATTTAACAGGTAATCATTTTGGCAGGTTCAAGCATATATTCGATGACGCTACTTCTTGGGGAAACAATGTGCTTACGACAGGAAACTTTAGTATGTTCCCTGTTTATACAAGTTCTGGCTCAAGCGTGATCTCAAGTATAGATTTGACAAATCCTTCAAGCACTGCATCGCCAAAAGTTTTCACTGGTACAGGATTTAGAAATCTTTTCATTACCATTGGTGGGGGACAATGGGATACAACTACGGCAGCCGATGGATTTAAGATCACGGTTGCATCTGGAACTTTAGGCGCAGGAAGTGTGAGAATTTATGGCTACAAATAATTACGGAATAGTTGTTGAAATGGATGCTGCAACTAATACGATCACAGAACGCAACCTTACTTTGCAAGAAATTGCTGAACTTAAAAAACTTGATTTAGAAGATCAGGCAGTTAAGGCAGAAGCACAAGCCAAAGCCGATGCCCGTGAATCTGCCCTTGCAAAACTCGCTGCTCTTGGTTTAACCCAAGATGAAATCAACGCGCTGTAAACTAACAATAGAACTTTAGGAGTAAAACAAAATGGCAGGCTTAGGCAGAAAAGTATTCACCGCTGGTGATGTTCTTACGGCTAGTGATGTTCAGAACTACTTGATGGATCAAACGGTTATGAACTTTGCAGGAACTGCTGCACGTTCATCTGCTATTGCTACACCTACAACAGGTATGACTACCTACATTGGCACAACTGGTACTGCAACTATTCCACAAATTGAAACTTACACAGGTTCAGCGTGGCAGACACCTTATGGTTTGACTTTGGTTGCGAGTGCCACATTTAGCGCAACAACAACTATTTCACTAAACAATGTTTTCACTTCTGCTTTTCAGCATTACGTTGTTATGTACGACAACACCTCTGGAACTGGAAATACATATCTAAGATTACGCCAATCAGGTTCTGATGATTCTTTAAGCACTTATGAATATGCTGTGTTTTCTATTTACAGTGCGCCAGGTTCTGGAGTAAATCAGTATTCTGGAAATGGAAACATTTTTGAATTAAATCAAACATTTAACGCAACTCAAATTTATTTATACAATCCCCAACTTGCTGTTAATACAAGAATTCATTTCAATTCTGCAACTAACTATTCAACAAGTGGTGCTGGTGCGCAACTTGGTGGTGGAGTTAAAAAAGATACAAAACAATATGACGGAATGACTTTATTTAGTGGTTCTGGAAACTTTGCAGGCACGATTCGCGTCTACGGATATAGGAACTCATAATGGCTGAAACATTGAAAGTAATAATTGTTGATGGCGCAACAGGTGAAATAAGAGAACGCCCACTGACAGCAGATGAAATTGCTGAACGTGTAGCAATTCAAGAAGGCTATGAAGCACGTCAAACAGAAGCAGACGCCAAAGTTGCAGCGCGTGAATCTGCACTTGCTAAGTTGGCTGCACTTGGTTTAACAGCCGATGAAGTTGCAGCCCTGTAAACTGTTCCTATGGAACAACTACAACTCTGGTTCGCAACATCCCCTATCGCATCTTTCTTGCGCACATTCGGCGCAGGTTTGTTGGGTTGGGTAATCCTTAACGCTAACGATCTAAACCTGCATCCTGCAATTGCTATCGCGCTGGCATCGTCACTACCCGTACTTGTGTCGTGGCTTAACCCTGCTGATGCGCGCTTTGGTAATGATGTAGGCGTTGATGAATAATGGCTTATCCACTTAAGGCTTGGCATACGACATTCCCATACGGCGTTAAATACAAGAACGGCACAATCCATAAAGGGATTGACGGCAGAGCCGAAGTTGGCACACCCGTTTACGCATCTGTGTCTGGCGTTGTAGTTCACTCAGGCGTACACAAGTTTCGTAAAGGTTGGGGAACTGCATTTGGAATTCACGTCATTGTGGATAACGACAAATTCAAAGATGGTGATGCTGGCCTCTGGGCTGGTTACTGTCACTTGTCTAAGGTTGCAATTGCCGTAGGTCAGAGAGTTGCAAAAGGTGATCTCGTTGGGTGGTCAGGTAATACAGGGAACAGTACCGCGCCGCATTTACATTTTCAGATTCTTTCAACACGCACTTGGAATCCGCGTAAGCACGTCAATCCGAAAAGGTGGCTGGAAGCGTGAGCCAATACATTAGCCGCAAGTCGGATGCAAAATCTAATCCTGCAACGCAAGTTCTCAAGGCTGGTATCTGGACTGTAATTGAAGCATCAGGCAAGATGCCGTTAGTGCCTACTGAAACAAGTAAGTATGGCGCGTTCTGGTCTGCGTATCTAAACATCGACTCACCTAAGGTCGGTGGCGCAACGGAACTAACTATTCGTTGGGTACGCGATCCTGCTGGCATTAATGATTCGACAGGTTACGAAACAAAGCCATTGAAAAAAGGTGGCACAACTTTCGTAAAAGATACTTGGATGTTTCAAGCGATTAAGGGACAGCCAGTTGTATTTATGGTCAAGGCAAACGGCAAAGCAACTGTTACTACCCGCGAAACAAAGTTGGCTATTCCATAATGTCTATTCTTGTTATTGCGCAATACGCTGCCGCAATTGCAACGATCGCTGGAACGGTTGGACTGTTCATAAAGTGGGCAGTTGTAAAGCCGATCAAAATTTATATCGATCAGGCAACGTACCCAATTCACCCCGAATCAAATGGTGGTCGATCTCTCGCAGATGTTGCGAATACGGTTAATCGAATTGAATCAAAACTAAACGATGTAGATGATCGTTTAATTGCAGTAGAAAATCTTGTAACAAAACCCGCGACACGCGCAAAAAAACAACAGGCTTAATCTCTGTATAACCTAGACTGATCCTGATGAAAGGTGGTCTTTGTGTCCCTGCTAAATGACCTCACTACGATCCGCGAACATAAGAACGAATGCTCAGTTGGCAAGTTACTAAAGTCTTTGCCCGATAAAGAATCAGAAGCATTGCTCAAAGTTATTGATAACAAACAAACTTCAATGACAATGCTTTCCCGTGTCCTACTTACGCACGGTCACGATATAAGCCGTAAAACCCTCACCCGCCATAGACTGCGTGGCCAAAAAGAAATCGGATGTGTTTGCCCGTGACGTTAAAAGATGATCTTTCCGCGTTAGGTGACGATGCTCAACGTAAGCGAATTGCAAAGGACATTCCTAAAGGATGGGAGCCAGCAATTGAATACGATGCTAATGGCGGCACTCTAACCTCAGTCCCACGAACGGCGGGGGATGAACCCGATCACGCCGAACTATTAGCAGAGTTTGAACTAGATCCCGCTAAGTGGCGCATAACGGGTTTACGCCGTAGTAAGTGGCAGCGGTGGGATGGCGAATGGCTTGAGAGTTTTCGGGCAACCTTTACCCCGCAAAGTGCCGCGGGTGTTATACCGATTGACGATCTGCTGGCGGTAGTTAGTAAGTGGAAACCTAAGAATGCCCCTAGAAAGCCCGTAGAGGCAGCCTCAGGGGGTTTTGCATACGTTGTGGTACTAGCAGACACCCAGTTTGGAAAGATCGATGGCGGGGGTTCTGAGGCCATTATTGAGAATGTATTACAAAAGATTGAAGAGGCCGTCAAGCGACTAAAAGAACTTAAAAAGAATGGCAGGCAAATCGATGAGATTTATTTGCCGCAATTAGGTGACTGTATCGAGGGGATGAACAGTCAAGGCGGAAAGCATATTTGGCGAACTGATCTTGATCTAACTTCCCAGATTCGGGTTTACCGCAGATTGCTTTTGCATATGGTTAAAAGTTTTGCGCCGTATGCGTCACGCGTTGTCGTGCCTTGCGTTCCTGGCAACCACGATGAAGCAGTACGTGTTGGCAATTCTATGGCTACTACTTACACGGATTCATTTGCGTTAGATGCGGCCTCAGCCGTAGCAGATGCGCTTGCGGATCATCCCGATTATCAGCACGTTAGTTTTACATTTCCAAAGTACGACACGTTGACAGTCACGTTAGATATTTGCGGAACTGTTGTTGGGTTAGCGCACGGACACCAATGCCGCGGCAAGGCAATTGACTGGTGGAAAAATATGGCGCACGGTCAGCAAGATATCGGCGAGGCAACTTTGTTGTTAACTGGTCACTATCATCATTTGCGCATTGAGCAGTCAGGTCGCAAGACTTGGATGCAAGCACCAGCACTTGACGGTGGATCAACTTGGTTCGAGAATTCAACTGGGCAGGCTGCACCCGCAGGGATGCTTACGCTGTTAGTTGGAAAAGGATGGTGGCAAGATGTTGCAATCTTGTGAACACGAATGGGTAGAGATTCGTTTTGCAACTTATTCGACAGTTGAATGTCGGAACTGTTATGAGGTGAGAGAAATTGACAAGTGAGGAATTAGCCAACCAAGTTTCTGAGTGTGTCGAATCTTTGCGCAGTCGGATTCTTGGAACTGGCAACGAACAATATTCAAACGGTGATCAGCAATCGATCGAAACAAAGTCAGGCGCGTTAATCGTTAAAGAAACAATTGAAGAGATCGATGATGCGATTGTGTATCTGGCGCATTTGCGCGCTAGACTTTCAAGACTTGCGCAACTTTAGGCGATCCCTAAAACCGTGAACCCACCGCTTAATCCTTTGTGCGGTGGGTTTACTTTTGCCGAAAAACCCTTTATTGACTAGGTAAATTAGTTGTGCGAATCCGCTGGACAACTGTTATACATACACCCTATTATGAATCTATCGCGGAAAAATCCGCTAGGACATAGGAGCAAGCAATGGGAACAACATTCAACATCGGGGACATTCTAAAGGCAAATGTTAAGGCACAAGGAATGGTCGAAGGCAGACTGTACACAGTTGATAGCATCACAAGCGAAGTTCTACCGTTTGGAACTTTCGTTCGTTACGTTCTGCGCGATGGTTCGAAACTAATAACAGTTGGCAACGCACACTTCCTACTAAGCAAGGTTGGTTAATCACAATGTTCAAAACAATCGCAGATGTAAAAAAAGCAAACAAGGAATTAGGTCAGCATTTCTTTAGCAAGGACACACTAGCCTTTTTCGGTTCGAATGTTTACGCAGGTTTATACACAGTCGCAGGTCGGCAGTTCTTTATAACCAGCGAGGACAACTTTAATCGCACCGAACGTGGCTACACGATCCGCGAAGCAATGCCAGACGGTTCAATCGAAACACTTGGGGAGTTCTTGCAATACGCAACAAAAGAACAAGCGATATTCGCAATCCCATTTCAGATGGTAGGGCAGTCATAATGGCTACAAACAAGATCAAGGATTTACCAATCGATGTTTCGGATATCTACGAAACTATTTGCGAGGCAATCAAGAACGCATTAGAGGATTTAGATATCACGGGAGCAGGTGACGATGGTGATACTGAGTTCGAGATCGAACAAGTTGAAGTCGCGTTCAAGGATGGTCAGTTCATAGCCAATATCGATTTACAACGCATCTCAGGAAAGATGGTTGCGAATCAGGATTTGGAAGATTATGTTCTAACTCAAATCAATCAAGAGAAAGTAACAGTTGAAGTGGAGATGCTTGCCTAATGGAAACAGCACCGAAAGAAAATAAAGACAACCTAATCGCGCTGCGGCTAAACAACGAACAGATGTTGGCCGTTAAGCAATGGGCGCATCAGCACGATGCAAACATAAGTCAAGTAATCAGATCAGCAATCGAACTAATGACGGGAGCAAAGCAATGAGAACGGCAACTGAGGTTCTAGTCCAAACAACTTGGATGAACGATGAGGGAATCTTTAGAAATCACGATTCAATCGAACCCCTAGATTGGGAAAAGATTTGGGAAAAGATCGAGGTGCAGCATTACACCGCAGATCAAATGGTAATGATTCAGTTCTTAGGATTTCTAGATGGTGAGTCAGACTTTGATTTATTCAGCGCGGAACTATTGCCGCAGCAGGACAAGATCGCGATCCTTGAAGCACTAAAGATTCATTGGGGAACTATCGAGATCCAAGAAAATCTATGACAATTAAAAGAACGCCAAGACCGCAAAGCAACTTCACGGTTCTTTCAAATGACATACTGCGAGATGCTCGTTTATCATTTCGGGCGCGGGGAATCTTAGTAAGCATTTTGAGCAGGCCTGATAATTGGCGAACTAACGCAGAGTCACTAGCCAACGAATCAATCGAGGGCAGAGGCGCGATCCTAACGGCCTTAAAAGAACTTGAAACTATTGGTTACTTGGAGCGCATAAAGTACCAAAACGAACAGGGTCATTGGGTTTCAGATTCTCTTGTTTACGATAAACCGACGTTCGGAAAACCGACTTCGGTTGAACCGACCTCGGAAAAGTCGACTCTATTAAAAGAACTATATAACAAGAACTTAGAACAAATAGAGATTACGCCAAGCGAAACAAACGCATCAACGATCGTTGCCGAATACGTGGATTCATACCAGCACTATCTTGGCGAGAAAGCACCTACGCGATCGATCGGCCGCATCGCTAAGGATGCCAAGCAGTTATTGCTAGAGGGTAAGAAACCAGAGTTGCTAATTGCGGCAGCGCAAGATTGCGCAGCGAGTGGTCACGCAAATCTTTCTAGTTCATACAGTTGGCTACTAGCCGAACAATCAAGACAGGATAAAAAGAAATCACCAGCGCAAGGTTGGGTTGAGTTAATCAATCAAGAAACTTCGAGTCAATGGGAACTAGAACAATGAACCGCGTAGAGATTTTGCAACTACTGGCAATGGCATCTGTTATCGATCCGCGGGTATCTCGTAGAACCGATGGCGAGAAATCTGCAATGGCCGATGCTTGGTGCGGCATTCTTGATTCAGAGATGCCGTTTACGTTTGCAGTTGATTGTTTGAAAAAGCATTATCAGAACAAGTCAGAAGTAATTATGCCCGCAGATATTTCCGTACCGTGGAAATCTGAAAAGCGTTACAGGCAAGAAAAAGAATCAACAGCGCGGCAGATTGAATCTAAGCGCGGTAATGGAATGCCAGAGAACGTGCGCGCCGAATTAGTGAAACGTGGTTTGTTGCCGTCATAATGTTTGGATGGCAATAAAAGATTGTGCGCACGAGGAATGGTTAGATTCAGGAATGTGTCTAATCTGTTCGCCGACAGATACCTGGCAGCATCACGCAGCGTGTATTGATCACGATCCTGATCTTTGTTTTCCAGAGAACGATGAGCCGCATTTATTTGAGATTGCGAAAAAGGTTTGTGAGCAATGTCCCGTAATCGGGTTTTGCCTAGAAATCGGGATTAACGAAAAATGGGGTGTTTGGGGTGGGTTAACGCCAGAGGATAGGTTTACCCTAGCCAAGTCCCCGAAACTGCCTAAGGATCGCTTAGAGAGGCGCAAACACCTGCGTATCACCGCTTGGCTTAGTTAGCGGATTTATAGGGTTTTTCCTGTTACCGAAATGTTATAAACGAAACAGGCTAAATGTGAGAAATTGTCGGGGGATCACCGTAAAGTTTCTTTTAAGCGAATCGCACAACGCGGTTCTAGGAACAGGAGCAAGACAATGGAAACAATAAAAGTTAAACTGCCAGCCATAAACGGAATCGCATTCACGATTACGCCAGAGCAGGCGATGGAACTAATCAAGAACCTTTCATCATACGCAATTGACGGCAAGCCATTCGATGTAAGCGTCCACACGCAAAGTTCAGGTTGGGATATCGAAGCACCGATTGCAGCAATCACAGTCGGAGGATTTTTTAATCTCAACGCGCCTCTTAAGTGGTCATACACAGACAACGGTGACAAGCAAGTTATTCACTACGACACCAAGCCAGCAGGTGCATAATGCTTAACGACAATGAGCCAAAAGTTCGCCTAATCAAAATCAAGACAGGCAACTATTCATACAGAGGTTGCAGCATAGTTCGCGGGGAAGTTTCTACACACCGCGGTCAGGGTTGGTATTTCCTAAATCCAGCGACATACAAAACCGCTTACGCATCAACACTTAAAGATGCAGTTGCCGCATTAGATTACGCATCAAAGGAAGTTCGATAATGAAACTTAAAGCAGTTAAAGATCCAATCGGCGGTTATCGCGTTTGGGGAACAGAGATCATCTGGGCGCGGCAGAATGAATGTCGTTGTTGCTGGTACGTGTTCGATATCGATGAGATCGAAGTTATTGATAACGGCCTTTCATACGCGCAAGCAAAAGCAAAAGCATTTGCCTACGTTGAGGAAATGAGGTTGCAAGATGCGTAACTGGAACTGGACACCACGCGCCAGATTTATCGGAACGCTGTTACAGGCCGTTGCCGTTCTCGGGATCGGTTGGGTTCTATTCGTTGGAACTTGGTTCGCGTTAGGTGGTAACTAATGGGATTCGTTCCGTTCTCAGCAGAGTATGCGCGACTAGACGAAAAGCATCAAGTAAGAAAGATGCTTGCACATTTAGGGATTACGCACCCCGCGGCACAAGTCGAATTTATGGCAGCAATACTTGGCAAGCCGTTCGATAGTAAAAAGTTAAGCAGGCAAGATGTGATCGACTTAAAAAGATCGATTGCAAAAATACAAAGGGAAAAGGATCAAGGATGAAACAAGAACAACAGGATGCGTTACGCGCTCCATTTGCAAAAGAGAAAATCCAAAAACTACCAACTGGCGGTTTGCAATTAGATTACGTTAGCCACGCTTGGGTAACGGATCGATTACTGCAAGTTGATCCGACTTGGAATTGGGAGCCAGTAGCATTCGATGAATTTGGTTTACCAAAGTTTGACGATAACGGCGGTCTGTGGATTAAGTTAACTGTCTGCGGCGTTACCCGTTACGGGTACGGCGAACCCGCAACACGAGATAAGTACGATCAGAAAAAATCGGCAATTGGTAACGCGATGCGTAATGCCGCAATGCGATTCGGAGTTGCTCTCGATCTCTGGGCTAAGGAAGCACCTGAAACGGATTTGCCAAAGAACAATAAGCCAGAACCTACTTCATCCGAAGTTATGTCTATGATCGAACGAATCAAGAACGCTGGCAGCCTTGTCGAACTCTCGCAAGTAGTTCCGTTAATTCAGAACGCGGCATATACCGATAACGAAAAGCGCAACTTGCGAATCATTTTCGATAACAAGAAAGTCGAGTTAGGCGAATGACATTCATACTAGGTTCGATTTTGTTCTTGCTTGGCGGTTTCTTTGGAATGTTAATTATGTCGCTTGCGATTTCCGTTAGGGATCAATTGCCAAAAGAAACTAACGCGACTTTGCGAATCGTAGATTCAAATGACTAGCGCGTACTTGCCTTACGCAGGCACATCAGGTTGGTCAGGATCGCAGACAAGTTACGAACGCGCAATGTCTAACGATGAATCTGGTTTAACTTCAAAGAATCAAATGTTATTTATGTCAGATTTATTATTCACAGGAGTTGACGGATTAACGGCGCGTGAGTGGGGTCACTTGCATAACTTTGAGCATCAGACCTATTCATCTATTCCATCTATCTTGCACGAGGGTGGATTTGTAGAACGTCTAGTTACTAAGCGCGGCAGGCATCAAGTTTATGTATTGCCTGAGTACGTTAACGATCGAGAAACCGCGCCGCACCGAAGTAAAAAACAACATACGTGTTCGAACTGCGGACACAAGGAATAGGAAAACTAATGTCAAAGAAAAAAAAGAATAAGAATCTAATCAAGGTCGACCACGATGTTTTCTATTCAAACGTAGAACGCAGACTTGCAATGAAACACGCGCTTATGGCAATTCTCGATTTGCACATTCCGTGCGAACACGATCATTGTCCTACTTGCGAAATAGAATCACCTTGCGCAACGGTTAACGAAATCGAGAAAGTGTTATGGGCAGTTTCTTTATAACAGGCGAACCCGCACCACAAGGTTCTAAGACAGGGCGCGTAGTAAACGGGCGCGTGGTGATGTGGGAATCGTCAGCGAAAGTTAAGCCGTGGCGCGCAGCCGTACATACTACGACAGCGCAAGAGAAAGAAAGCAAGCGATGGGAAACAATAACTGAGCCGATCGAATTATGTTTATCTTTCTACTTGCCACGGCCTAAAAGCGTAAAGAGAGAGTTCCCAAGCGTTAAGCCTGATCTCGACAAATTGATCAGATCGACTTGTGACGGATTAAAGACTGGCGGGCTATACGCAGATGATGCTTTGATTATTGCGATCACGGCAACTAAGCAATATGCGCCAGTTGGAATGCAAGCGGGCTGTCAGGTATTAGTGGTCAAAGAATATGTTTAATACCGAACAAGCAAACTGCACAAGTCTTGATCCAGAGTTATTTTTTCCAGTAGGGGAAATGAAGCAAGAGATTGCAAAGACATTAAAAAGAATTTGTATGAATTGCCCGATAATGGATCAATGTTTGGAATACGCTTTACACGTCAAGGTGAGCGGTTATTGGGCAGGTACGAATGAAACGGAACGCGAAAGATTACGAAAGTTTTTTCATATAGAACCAGTAAGGATAGATCAGCAATACAAAAATATGTTTCAAGCAGAAACATCAGAAGCAAAGCGATCACGAAGTTATCGTGAACGACAAAGGGAAGCAGGATAAAGAAATGGCACTACCAACAATTACAGCAATCGGGAATCTAGTTTTCGAACCAGATTTCGGCGTAACAGCAAACGGGATCAGCCGATGCAAAATGCGTATTGCTTGCAACGAACGCAAGAAACAAGACGGCGAATGGGTCGATGGCGATACATCTTTCTTTGACATTATTGTCTGGCGCGGATTAGCCGATGCCGCAGGCGATAACTTCAAAAAAGGCCAGAGCATTCTCGTAGTAGGCAAAGTCAAGATTAGTAAGTATGAGGACAAGAACGGCGTAGAAAAGCAAAGTGTGGAAATCATCGCAGACGAGATCGCCGCAGTTGTTAAAGGAAAGAAAGCCGTAACAAACCCAACAGATGATCCGTGGCTTTAAGTCACAACTAACAAAGGAAAAGAAATGAATTCATTTATCGTTATTGCACTAACAGTTCTAGTTACATTAGGTTCGTTCGGTTACGGTTATTGGTTAGCCAATAAGCACCGTGAACTATCTGATCAAGATTTCTTTAGACAATTCACAATCGAGGATTTAGCAAGCATCACGCCGATTGCAGACAGATTGGATCGTAAGTATGGCATCGAAAAATAAGTGCAATCAATGTAAGCGGGAATCAAAAGAAACAGAGGGGTGGTGGGAAGTAATTGAGTTACAACGCCACTACTACCTTTGCCCGCGTTGCTATCGGAACGTAAGTCTTAACGCGTACCGTGACACACTACTGGAACGGATCGCCGCACTAGATATTCCTTATGACGATCCAAGCGAGAAGTTAGGAATGGACGTAATGAAATTAAGGTGCATAGCAATAGTTCGGGATACTGTCTTTAATGTCTAAACCGATTCCATTTCGATCTAAGCGCAGAGCGGCACTCTACGCGACCGAACGGCGCAAGTTGGTATCCGAACTACTGCGCGACTTCCCACCCTGCCAGCGTTGCGCTACGGCCTATGCCACGGATGTTCACGAGATTAAAACCCGCGCTAGAGGCGGGAGCATTACGGATCGTGAAAACCTAGCGTTGCTTTGTCGGCCTTGTCATACGTTTATTACTCAGAACCCCGCGCAGGGTAAGGCAGAGGGATTTCTTAAGAACAGTTGGGATGATTAATGCAGCCGAACGGAATCTGCCGATCAGGTTGCGATACGCAAGATCACGAGAGTTACTGGGAATGCTTACAGGCAGCCAACGTGTCTATCGATAAGATAAGCCTGCGTTCTGATTAGACTAACCGTATGACTACGATCATCACGACTACGGGAAACAACAAGGCAACCTTAGTTGCAGACCGTGGAATCACAAGCGACTTGATTCATCCTGATATGCAAAAGATAGTTAATCAAGATAGTTGGCTAATCGGAGTCGCAGGCAACGCAAGGTTATGCGATCAGTTACAGTATGCGATTGAATACCCTAAGCCACCAATCGAAGTAGTTAAGTCAGGCGAATGGTTGAAGTGGATAGTAACTAAAGTTATTCCGTTAATTGACAATACGATCAAAGACTCAGAGATGGATGCAGAGTGCCTACTTGTTACGCACGGCAAGTCATTCTTAGTGGGCGAGAACCTATCTGTGTTATCTGCCGAACCTTATTGGGCAATCGGATCAGGCGCAGAGTTAGCATTGGGAGTTCTAGCGCATAGTCAATACAACCCTGATTGGTATAAGAACCACGATCTATCTGCATTACACGCGGCACAGGTAGCAAGTATGCACGATCCAAATACAAGAGGAACAATTGACAGGTGGGTGTCAGACCATACGGGTCGCGCCTATCGGAGTGTGTAGTGGGATTCCAGAAGCCGTGCTTAGATTGCGGCGAACTGACAAGACTTGGATCGAGATGCGAGAAGCACCAAGCAATTATTGATGCCAAAGTTAATGCCAGGAAAGCGCAGCGAACACTTTATGACTCTAGTTACAAGCGGCAAGCCAAACTCATAAAACAATTTGCTACACACTGCTGGCTATGTAATGAACCGTTTACAGATCGATCTGAGATACAAGCAGACCACGTACTTGCAGGGGTCAAGGGGTCTGTCCTTATGCCTGCTCACGCAAGATGTAATGCCTCACGAGGCAACAAACCAATCACAAATCCATAGACACCCATACGTCTGCATACGGGGTAGGTGTTTTTCTTATAGGCCATCGCAAGCCGTACCCCGAATCCATCCTTTTAGGCATACCCGCGAAATTCGGAGTTTTCGAAAAAAGCCTTATTTAGCGGGGGTTTTGTTTGTTCCCTAGAAAATAACGGATTTCCTGTATGCTCCATTTATGAATGAACTGCGCATTGAATCCGTAAAAATCGAAACATTAAAACTTGATCCAAGCAACGCACGAAAGCACGACAAGAAAAACCTAGATGCAATTGCTGGCTCACTAAAGTTATTCGGACAACGTAAGCCGATTATTGTCACGCCTGATAATTTTGTTATCGCTGGCAACGGAACTTTACAGGCCGCATTAAATCTTGGTTGGCAAGAGATCGTGATTACAAGAACACCTGTTGGTTGGGATTTTGAAAAGATTAAGGCCTACGCATTAGCGGATAATCGAACCGCAGAACTAGCCGAATGGGATACAGAGATTCTGAAAGAACAACTTTTAGAATTAGATGCGAACGGTTGGGAACTTTCAGAGTTCGGTTTTGAGTCCCTGCACCCACCAACAGAGGAACAATCACCGCTTAAAGACTTTCCAAGTTTCGATGATACGGATGAAACAAAGTTTCAATGCCCTAAGTGTTCTTATGAATGGAACGGCGCGGCACGATAATGCCTACTGATCGAACGATGCCGATTGGTAAATGGGAATTTAATAATGAGGTCACGGCTGTCTTTGACGATATGTTAGAACGATCCATTCCCGATTACTTTGGAATGCGGCGAACTACAACTGAGTTGGCCTTGAGATTTATTCAGGATGAAACCTATGTTGTTGATCTTGGTTGCTCCCGTGGCGCGGCACTAAAGCCGATTATCGAAGCAACTAAAAAGAAATTAAATTTTTTGGGCATTGAAGTAAGCGAACCAATGCGGGCGGCAGCGTTAAAAGAATTAACTGGCAAGGCCGAAATTGTCGATTTAGATTTACGGGATTTGTATCCGAATGTGCAAGCATCCGTAACTCTCTCTGTTCTAACTTTGCAATTCATTCCTATTGAGTATCGTCAACGAATTATCCAGAACGCCTATGACAATACGATCGATGGCGGTGCGTTCTTATTAGTTGAAAAAGTTTTAGGCGCAGATGCCTTTAGTGATCGCTTGCTTGTCGAAACTTATTATGATCGCAAGGGTGAGAACGGATACAGCACGGATCAGATCGCGGCAAAGCGTAGATCACTTGAGGGTGTCTTAGTTCCCGTAACCGCAGACTGGAATGTTGAGATGCTAAAGCAAGCGGGATTTAAACACATAGAGTGCTACTGGCGCAATCTAAATTTCGCAGCGTGGATCGGCATTAAATAAATGTCAACCTACTCTGTAATGTCTATGGCTGAGATTCAAAAGGTTAAAGGCACTAACGGAATCAAAGTTGTTTCTACTTTCTCTGGATGCGGTGGCGCGTGTCTTGGATTAGAGATGGCGGGCTATGACGTACTTTGGGCAAACGAATTTATCGAGGCCGCACGAGATACCTATGCCGAAAACCATAACGGGGTAATCCTTACGGGCGAGGATATTAGAACCGTATCGGGCGCGGACATTCTCAAAGATATAAATATGGAACGTGGCAAACTAGATTTATTAGAGGGATCGCCACCCTGCTCATCTTTCTCGACCGCAGGCCTTGTTGAAAAAGGTTGGGGCAGAGTAAAGACATATTCAGACTCAACTCAAAGGTCGGATGATTTATTTTTTGA